GTAACTTGCTGTAAGTTTCTTGCATATTTGAGATCATCCGTAAAAGCTAATAAAGCAGATGTATCTCCAGGAGCATTTTTTACACCTGATAGAGAATACCTTGCATCTGCAATTCTTTGTGCAACATCATCCATAACAGGTTGTCCTTGTTCAGACATTTTTTTGTATTTGTAAAATAAACTTTCTAATTCTTTGTCAGCTGTTGCTATTTTTTTTGTAACTTTTTCTGAAGTACCTGCGGGTAAACCTAATTCAACAGGTCTTAATCTATTAACTGGGTTTAATTTTAACATTGCACCTACTTCGTTTGCGTCTAGCTTTAAACCAAATTTTTTAGCTGCATATAATAAGCCTCCAGTTAAATCACCTGCTTCATTAAAGATGGCTAAGTTAGAATCAAATAATTCTTCTTTACTAATCGATACTTCTTTTCCTTGAAATGGGCCAGAATCATATTTCCATCTTTTTTCATCTCTAACTTTTTTAGTAGCTGGTCTACCAAATATTTTAAATTTTGCTGTTCTTGTTGTTGTTAAATGATCTAACCATTCGTCTGCACCAAATTTACCTCTTCCCTTTTTCATAACCCAATCGTAAGTTGATGAACCAAACGCAGGAGCTGCCTTTTCTCCCATGTATAAGTTTTTAGTTTTATTTAGTGGTTGACTAACTGTAGGTAAGTTAAGTTCTTTCTTCGCTAACTCTTGCCCAGTTTGTTTTGCTGATTGCTTATCGTAAGTAAGTAGTTTTTGCTGTTGTCCGGTAGCCGGTGAGCTTGATACTTTCTTACTTGGTAATAATCGTTTGCCAAGTCCGACTAGAAGAGTCTTCAGGGACATCGGAAACCCCCTATATGATTTTTGTAGATTTATTTCTACCTAATTTACAACCTCTAGCTTTAACCATTTTTCCAGTTCTCATACCTAGAATTTTTTTAATGGCATCTGCTTTAGCAGCAGTTAAACCCATTCCGATAGGCATTGCTTTTTTATTTTCTCTTCCTTTTTTGCTCATCAGCATTAAACCTAGTGCTGCTTTTTTTGGTTTGATTCTTTTTCCTGCATCTCTTTGACCAGCTTTAATAATATTATCAACTTCTTTTGGTCTAGAGTAACTAGCATCTTTTCTACCTTGTTCTCTTTTAGAGCTGATGCTGTCACCGATCATAGATTCAGTTTTTCTAATATCTCTTTTTTCAGCACTATCTGCACCACCACCTGTATTGTATCTCTTAATCATGCCGCCTCCCATAATTGCAGGTATATTTTTTCCTGCTGTGCTTTTAAATAATTCTCTTCGTCCTTGTGCAAAAGATTTTTCAAAATCTAAAACTTTTTGAATATGTTTTCTATTCATAGCTTTCTCTGCCATTCCTTTAATTTTTTTTAATGCATCTTTTTTTCCTATGCTGTAAGTGCCATCAGGCTCATTTTTTATTTGTCTTTTGACTTTGTTATAAATAACACCCTGTTTACTTCTTATTTCACCGACAGTTCCTGTATCAGCACCACCACCTTTATTGTATTTCTTCATGATGCCACCACCCATTTTTTTTCTTTTGGCTTTTGCTTCTTCTAATTTTTTATTTAAGTAAGCTTTAGCTGCAAGTCCAACTCCAGCAACTCCTGCTGCAATCTTTCCATACTTAGTTGCTTTGGCTGCTCTTAATGCTCGGCCACCTAATTCTTTTCTTCTTTCAATAAAACTCTTAGGGCCTTTTTCAGTTTCCTTAACTAAAGTTGAATAAGGATTTTTAGTTGTCATTAAATTTTTATGTAAAGATTTTTTATTAATTTTAACTTTGTTGATAACAGGAAAATCTAAACCTGATCCGAATTTTCCTCTTTTAGCTTTTATAACTTTACCGGGTTGAATCTTCTCGTCTTGAAGACCCATGCCTCTATTTGGAAATTTTTTGTTCATAACTATATTTATACCACCTTTTGATTTCTTTTTAAAGAACGTCTCTATAGGTATTTCACCAAACATTCTATCCATTTCATCTCTCCAAGATGCTCTCGATTCAAAGCCTATTCTACTTCCAGGGCCAGTTCCTCTGACTTTATGAGTGCTAAAACTACTGCCTTTTTGAGATTGTCCTTTGGTCGGTATTACTGTTACGTTCTGATCTGCTGCTCGAATATTATATCTACTAACGCTTTTAGCAGATCTCCCAGCTTTCTCTAAATTTTTTCTATGCTTTTTAGCATATTTTCTTTGTTTAAGCTTTTTAACTAATTCTGAAATTTTAGTCTTACCAGCTTTAGCAATATTAATACCTGCTTTGATTCTACTCATCAGTAATACTTATAATCCTTCTCCAACTTAAAATTAGGTTCATCCCAATCGTCAGAGTAAGTTGAGACAAATCCACCTTGCCTATATCTTAACACAGCCTGAGTCATACTATCAACATAGTCATCATACTGACCATGGGGAAATGCTGCACATTCCTCAATAACTTCATTTGCCCAGTGTTCGTCAGGAGCATAGACCATTCCTGATTCAAACACAGGTGCTACTGAGTTTATTCTAGTGTGTTTATCTCTACCTCGTGCTGGAACATAATCAATTACAGGTATTCCAGCTCTACGTAATTCATGGATTAATGGTTGACCTGAAGCTTTAGCTTCAATGATTACTGTTTCAGGTTCCCAATAATGATATTGTTCTAATGCTAAATTTTTTAAATCAGGAAAATCATAACGTCCTTTTTGTGCATCTAATAATATAATACATTTTTCATAACCCTCTACCGGTTCAAAGATTCCCCAAGTGGTAATAGCAGAGTAGTCTGCAGTTTCTTTTTTTGAAAACGCAGTATCATAACTTTGTATGACATGTAATAATTTTGGTAAATGTTCTTTATCCCAGACTTGCCACCAATCTCTTTTAATGATCGCACCTTCTTCTGAAGTTGGATCTTGCATGTATTGTGCGTTCCAATTTTTTACAGAGATAGATGCTTTAACTGCTTCGAGATCTTCTTTGCTCCAATACTCAGGCCATACTGGTTTATCGTTTGGAAGTATTGCAGGGAACTCGATAACTTTCCACTTGTCCGCTTTCGGTTCTGTCTGAGCCTTGATTAATCGTCCAGTCAAATCGTCTACCGCCCAACGGGTCATGACTACACAAATACGGCCACCGGGTTGTAAACGTTGTCGTGGCCCTGATGTATACCATTCATAAGCACGTTCCATTGCAGAGTCAGACATTGAGTCTTGCTCAGTATGTGGGTCATCGATAATAAGTAAATCCGCCCCTCGCCCTGTGATCGAGCCGCCTACCCCCGCTGCAAAATATTCGCCACCATGATTGGTCTCCCATCGGCCTTTTGCCTTACTATCTTCTCGGAGTGTAACATTTCCGAAGATTTGTTTATACTCCTTGGTGTTCATTAAATTACGAACCTTACTACCAAACCTAGATGATAATTCTGCGTTGTGTGATACTTGCATAATCTTCATCTTAGGAAACTTCCCTATCATCCAAGCAGGAAATAAATAAGAAGCAAATTCTGATTTAGTATGTCTAGGAGGCATATTTATGATGAGCCTCTTTTCTTTGTTAGCAGCTATGTCTTCAAAAGCATGTGCAATAATTTGGTGGTGTCCATATTTTTTTGGATTATTTGTTTTTCTATAAATAAAATCTTCCCAAACAGTTTCGGCAAATATTAAAAAATTATCTTGTACTAACTTGATCCACTCTAATTGTTTTTTAAAAATTATATTTTTTAATTCTTCATCTGATAGTCGATCTATATCCATAATTTTATATACCCCCGGGGGCTAGGGACTCCAAAAAAAACATAGACCCCCTTTGCAGTAATACATTCATACCGTTTGCATATCTAGTATATTTATTTATCTAGCTTTATAAACCCCGTTGCCCACAAAATCTAGGGGTACAAACGCAAACTGAATACAAGATGTTGTGTTTTTTCGTTTGAAAAACTAAAAGAGCCTTCTTTTACCTGAAGAAAAACAGGTGATACTCTGGTAGCTGGTGATTGATTGGTAGGTCGTAGCCCATAAGGGCTACGACTATTGCGTGATTATTGTTGCAGTTGTTGTATTAGACTACTGAACTTGTCCAATATCTTCTGCTTAAATTCCTCTACTACTTCATTACCTTGATTTTCAAGTATATGTTTCTCTACTTCGCCTTGAAGTAATTGAAACATTATTTCATAGTTGAGTTGCTTTTTACCATTAACTTCAATGTGCATATCGGACATTGAAGTAGGTTTATTATCATTAACTCGCTCTGCTAATGTTTTGGCAATAGTGATAAGACTATTTGTCATTATTATCTCCTATCGCTTTGTACTCACAATAAGCTATTTCAGTTGTGAACTTATTGTATAAATCGTTATGAGCAATTTTGAAATTTGCTGTTTCAAACTTTTTTCTCTTACGATTTATTTTTTGTAATCCAAAACTATTTCCTTGTTCATCTTGAACAATGATTAAGTTTTGTTTTGTTCTATCAAAGCAATCAACAATGTTTTGTTTCATTGTGTCTAACTCTTTATTAAGTCTATTAGACTTTAGCTTTAATTGAACATAAGCAAGAACTACTTTTTTTTCTTCTTGCTTTAGTCGTCTTATTGCATTTGTCATTATATACTCCTTTTTTATATTTGACTTGAATATCTTATCAAATCCCATAACCAATGCAACAATTAAATTTGCAACAAACATATTAATATTTACTTGCTAATTAGAATCAATCTAATGTGTCTAAATGTCTATCTATTGTTTCTGCAACCTCGTTTGGAAGTTCTGCCAAATTCTCAACCGTGCCGTCCTCGTAGTAAATTCTAATACTCCACGACATTATTTTAGGACGAGGCGAGGGCGAGGTTTTTTTAACCTCGCCATCAATCATATGCGATAGGTCTAGCATATTTGAAACCCACCACACTCGTTGAGAAATCTGATAAACCTCTTTACATTTTCTTCTGTAAAAGGATAACTATCGTCCCAAGTTTTCGTGTTGTAGAGTACGTCCCACTTCGCTTTCACGTCAGCAGGAAAGTCGCAAGGTGCAGTATTTTCATCTATTCCTGCATCTACAACGAGCTTCTTCATTTGTTCTTCAATACCCTTATTCCACTTTTCCGACACTCTTGCTCGTTCTTTGTTTTCTTTTTCTCTCTTTAGACACTCGCCACTAGAAACTGCTAACTGCAACTCGTCACGAATTTCTAATGCTTCTTCTTCACTCCACTCCATACCACTATTGTCTTGAAGTGCTTGTGCGTGGTCATCTGTAAACCACTCCTTATCTTTTATTTTATCGTGTATTAACGAGCCAAGTGGTCGCCACCACCAAACATTTGCTCGGTAATATATTCCTGCATTTGTTTCTTCGTATTTTTCTTTTTGTTCAAAAAACTTATTGACTTCTTCTTTTGTCGGTTGTGGCTCTTTACCAGTCCACAAGTTTTTTGGTCTTTTCGGCTCAATTCCAACTTTCTTTGGATTTAAACCATATACGTCCATACCCATATCTTCTCCTTTGTTAAAGATTTCCCTCTCTTATCAAATCCCACGACACAATGCAACAACTATTTTTTAGAATAATTCTAAAGAAGAATTTTACATATCTAACATCAGCAGATAGTCCTGCTCAGCAGGGGGGCTGGGAAGTTCTACGCTACGGGGGCTCTGGTTCATAATCAAACGAGACGACATCATATGATTCCCATCAACGAGAGAACTACTAGAGCAGTAGCTACCAGCGTGCCAGATGGCCAAAGCAGAACCATTACAATCCACGCACCAACTATTAACGACACGAGCTTCCTTTCTCCTGCTGCACCAGCTCCTGGGCAGTCACCTCAAGGGCCCACCAAACTAAATCATTCACGAGATGTGTTAACGAGCCCGGATCTTTCGAGATATGTAGAAGCATGTTCCCTTTCATTAATCCGGCATCATCCGCGTGACGCTGTAGCAGCTCCCAGATCTCTCCTTCATGACGTGCGTGAAAAGCTTCAGTTTCTGAATAATACGTAACACCGGCAACGCCACCGCTGCAGCCATGTTTTGCAATGTCGCTAATTAGTCCGATATCCTGGGCCTGGTATTCTTTTAGGCATTCCTTCAGTGAGGACATCATCCACCAGCTCTTCACTTCTTTCGCCTCGGGATCGTGATGCCTGTGCAGGTAGTCCTGTGCATGATGGTAAAGGGTTTCGAAATCATTCAATTGCTCGAGAGCTTCCCAGGCTGAACGTGGTATGTCTTCAGGTTTAGCTGCGTAACGGTGCTCATCTAGAAGACTCTTTTGCTTTTGTGTAAGATGTCTAGGCATTTGGTACCTCCAGTGTAACACCATCACTGTTAGTTCTGTAGCTAACCGTATCCCCAAGCTTTTTATCTACTAGTTTTACAGGAATGTTGTTCAGTTCTCCGTAACCTTGTTGCTGTGTCCCTTTTCGGATCTTCACCCACATCGATTCGTATTGATCATCGGCAACGAATCGTACGTAAACGAAATCCTTAGCTGTAGCCTCGTATTCTTTTACCTTGAAGTAAGTCTGAAGTCCGTGTTCAGGACAGCTCCAGACAACGTTATTCTTAAGTTCATCATTATAGTCTTTATCTTTTTTATTTATCATATCTAATCTCCTTATTCTCTACATAAGACCAGATGGGATAATAGTCAAGGCTTTATTTTTTTTAATTTTTCTTCAATCTTGTGCAGCAGGTCAGCTGAGTCTGCACGTAAAGTTAATTCAGCATCATTACCTTCGTCCTCAACATTTTCTACGAGCCAATCCGTGATGAATTTAACCAGACTGGTGAGCTCGAGGTTTTGCTTCTGCAGACCCCGTAGTCTAGTTTCATACAAACGAGCTTTGTTCTGATCTTGAACGAGACGTATGGCATCATTTATTTCAGTCATTCTTTCTCCTTTTCCCCACAATACGACATCATGGGATAGCTGTCAACCAGAACTTCTTTCCGAAGGTTACGCCCCCTGTGCTGGAACTAACTAAATAGGGAAAAAAGACCAGCACGAGAACGAGAAACGAGAGCTTCCTGCCAGATCCAGCGTAGCTGGAGCTGCAGGGGCTCACCATCCAGTGTTCATTATAACCGAGAAACGAGGAATAACAACGAGAAAGCTGACGAGCTTCACGGAGATCCTGTACGCTGTGCTGCAGGGGCTCCGGGATGCCTCCACTTAAGCGAGTAACAACGAGGAATAACAACGAGAAACGACACGAGCTTCACGGAGATCCGTAACCTTCCCAGTCTGGTTCTGCAGGAGCTGCCGGGCAGCCTCCACTTAAACGAGGAATAACGAGAGTTTTAAACGACAAACGACACGAGGTTCAGGGAAGACGCTGCTGGGCCGGATCCAGAAGCTCTGCCTGGATGGCGGGCCATTGTCCTGTAAGCGAGAACGAGCAACGAGGTTTCAGTAAGCGAGGATCTGTGAAAACGGACACCGGTTCGTACAGTTTAAGGACTCTCTCCAAGAGGTCTTCAACCAAGATAAATACTTTTCCACCTGCCTTGATATATTTATTAATCCAAACTATTTGCCACTTACTTAGCTTCGGATAACTGACATAATCTGATTTTAATTCTACCCAAAATACTTTGTTGTTACATACTGCATGTACATCAGGAATACCATTGATTGTGCTAGATTCTATGCGAGTAAAAAAGATTTTAGGGCAACCTTTTTTTAATTTTTGCCATAACAAACTCTCACGATTTTTAGCTGCCATATTAAGTCAAGACAATGTTAATATTAGTTCTAAATGGTACATCTGTTTGAGTAACAGGTCTATGTTTCTTCGTACCATCAAATAAGATCAAGCTGTTCTCTACTGACTCTACCTTCCCTCCGTCATGCTCTAAATACCCATTACAAGTATTTAATTGATAGATTGCTACGAGATGAGAATAATCTTCATCAGTATGGTAATCAAACTTAATTGGTTTCTTATCTCTATAATAGTTATTAGCCCAAATTCTTTTAAACGTATTAAAATTTAATTTACCTAACAAAGGCATCATGATGTCATGAAAAAATGGTGAATAAAACCTTTGAGGATACTCTGTAAATAAATAATGTTGTTGTTTCCAAACCTGACTAGATTCTATCTTATCACTATTAACAATTTTATTGTCATTACCAAGCTCAAGACATTCATTAAACCAAGGGAAGTCCCGGTGCCATATCATAGTACATAGTTTTTATATAACTTCATATTTTAGTTATTTTTACAATAACTGAATTGGGAATGATAGTAGTATTTCCTATAGATTCTATCTCCCCCTTATCATCTGTGGAACAATCTGCAAACAATCTAGTAATACCTTTAGACTGACTAAACAAATGTCCTTTAGAGGTACAAGTAGCTAATTTAGCTTTTTTCAAATCCTCAATAGTTAACCAACTCGCATCACTCACGATGTCCAACCAATCCACAGCTACCATAGGAAATTTATCTTTCCAATGCTTTGCTCTCTTCTTAATTGCGAATTTTCTCTTCATCTACTACTCTCGTTCCTTCTCTGACTTGTTTTAAAAATTTATCATGATGAATGTACTGCACAGCAAACGCACTTTCTACCTCATAGTTTTTTTCGAAAAATAGCTGTTTTTTAACTGACTCAGGTAAAGATTCATACTGCATTTTAATCATTTCAGGATCTAACATACCCAATCCGTACATAACGATTGCATAATGGTGATCTCTCCATAATGCATAATGGCCATCATCAAAATCATCTTTAGTTAATAATCTTCTTTTAGCTATCTCTAGTTTAGCAGCAAGACTATCTGGAATATCCATAGCTGCCTTATCTTTCCAAAACTGTGTATCTGTTCTTTTAGTTCTATAATGTAATATTAAAAAGTCTCTAATGTTCTTAACCAACTTAGTAAACTGTTCATTGTATCTATCAATAACAATTTGATCATAACCAATAAAATTAGTAGCTAACATAAATGATTGCTGCACTGATGTTGCAATAGATGTAGCTTCTAATGGT